CTTTCACACGTAGATCATCTAGTAGACAGTACCACTCGAATGGCAATAATTCGAAAACTAATTGCCGAGTAATGCTGTCACTAGCTGCAGATAAATCAATAGTTGCTAAGTCATCGCGTAGCGCGTTGGCCGCAAGCTGTTGGTTTACCGTTTGGTCTCGAATATCGATCCCAAACACTTTCAATCGGTCCCTAATATAGGAACCAACTGATCGTTGCAGGAACATATTCAGCTCTGGCTCTTTACAGGCCACTCTGTCTATGTCCGCGGACTTTGGTACGGTGAACAACACGGACTTCTCGAAGGGCTCAACCGTCTGGTCTTCTAAGCGGGTATTAACCGCTATACGAGACCAGTGAGGAAGAGCACTAGAAGAAACGTGCGCTTTTCCAGTGCATTTGATCGCCGCAGCTAATCCGCTGCGACGAACGCGCGTACTTGCACCATTAGAATGTGATGACCCGGCAAGTATTTCCGGGTATCTGAGCATTCCTAGTACCTTGGCTATGCGCTTCCTAGCAAATGAAAGGATATCATCTGAAGTAACACCGTAACCAAAATCAGCGTCTCCAAGTTGGATACGTTGATTAGTACGATCGTTGCGGTCTTCCGTGGACAGCCATTTTGCAATGGCTGCATCCACTCGCACTTGGGGGGCAGTTGTAGTTGCGTCGCAGTACTTCGAAAGAAGTTCTGACTGCAAATACGAGCCTTTAAAACCCTCTTCTAGCGCTATCTTATCGACAAGATCGATAAGCTCTCGCTGGAAGGAGGCCCCAAGGTGCACTGGTAGGTGGTCCGCGTTGGCTCTTCTTGCCGAACGTGAACCGATCCCAATGGACTTATGTAGCTTCTTGCTTACATATGTCATTTCTACATGTCTCCTTTTGGATGACGGTCAGGATTCGATATCACTCTTTGATATCAATTTTCGACACGACAATCTCTCTAAAGAGCTTGTCAAACCACTGTTGAAAATCAAGTGGTGTGTCTGCTACATCGGGCTTCTCTTCCATGACCGGACCTAATATTTGCATATCAGGTATCGGCAATTTCCAAACCGCAAAAACTGCGGTAAGGGAAAGAGTAAGCCAGATAACGAGGAGAAAAGCCATAATGGGTTCCCTAATAGAGAACTGATATAGGCGATTCCGAAGAATGTATTGTACTGCCCTGATAAAGGGGCGGTACATTTAATACATTCCCTCGAGATCTTCACAAACATCCATTACAAATGTCTGTGACGATGCAAGAAGATTGGCTAGTTTGCCAACAAGATTCTTGCGCTCCTGAGTTGTAGAGTTATTACCGAAGGTGAATTCGAGGGAAGCAAATCCCGCGCGCTCAACTTTATAACGATCAACAGCGTTGATCGTTTCGGTAACAACAATTGGGTCTACCATACGAATCCGAACCTTGTGTTGGTTGGATGCGGTTTTGGTGACCGACATGGAGAGTTTTTCATCTCCCATTGGTACACCATCCGACACGATCCACTTCCTTACAGACCCATCAGGGGCTGTAGGGGTGTAAACGTGGGAGATAGGTGTGTCCTCACGGTCATCGACCGTGATGCTAGTAATAGCAGGCATTATCGCCTCCTAAGTTGAACTCCTAACGCAGCAAGCGTTGTGAGTTTGGTTGCATCCAGCTTAAAACGGTATGTTAAAGCCGGTTTTGGAAAGTTAGAGAGATATTCTCTCTTCATTCCAAACTCCTTTATCGTCCAGGATGGAAAAGTACCTATATATGTAGTTCCGCCACCGGCGAACTCATAATAGGTATCAGTCATCGTGGCATCTGTTTTAACAAAGACGGTTTCGTAACCGCTTCGAAAAGAGAAACCATGAGTGGCTGACAAGCCCTCTAGATAATTACCGACTTGTAGAAAATAGTCGATAACAAAGGAGAGTGATAATACGTTCCACGCAATCGTCAATGGGTTTTGAAGCCCTAATGAGTTTAGCGCGGCACGAGACGAACCATCTAATTGGTATGATACTCCAACTTGAGCACCATCCAATAGTTGGCCCTTTACCACGACCCACCCCACACTGCGGGATGGATTGTTGTTGATAGCAGTCGCGAAGGCAGAAAGAACTGCATCATCGCGATTCAAAGCATTGTTAATCCCCTCTTGGAGATTTTGAATGTCTTGAATGATCGGTCTAATGCCAAAATTATAGGCAAGGTACCAATCACTAGCTGCTTCAGTAAGTGTACTCCGCGTG